AATACTTATTTGATTTTTGATTTTATGTATATCAGAAGTTCCTATAATATCATCATAGTTTATCTGATTTTGAATATCTTTTTGAAATGCACCATAGATATCTTTAACATCTTTAGCTATTGATTTACTGTGGGATTTTATAGCCTTAGTTGCTTTAGCTACTTTCCCAGTCTTTCCTTCAAGAGATTCTAGTTGAGTTATTTTAGAATGAATTTCAGAAGCAGCAACAGGATCTATTCCAGAAGCCACTATTTTTTTATGAATATCTTTTAATGTTTTTAAATTTGCATTATTGTATTTACCACTTTTCCAATTAGATAATAATTGTTCTGCATTTTCAGTTGCTATTTTATCTAACTCATTTATTTCTTTATACTTTTCTTTAGTTGATTGTACTTTTCCTTTTAATTCTTTAATATTTTTTTCATATTCTCTTGTTGTAGAGGTTTTACTTAAATTTGAATTTGATACAATATCTAAAGTATTTGCTAATGAATTATATCCCCTTTCAAATTCAGCAGTTCTTCTCTTTAAATTTTCCTCTGCCTTTTTTTGAGCTTCATCACTGATATTCTTTCTAGTTTTTTCATCATTAGCATACTCAATTATTCCTGCACTTCCAGTTTTAATAAATCCTTTTTTTGTTCCCCCACCATATCTTCTAGTTAATTTTCCTAACTCTTCTTGTGCTTTCTCATCTCCATTAGCTGCTCTTTCATGAAGTTCACTTATTTTTTTGAGCTTTCTTGGACTTATTTTGCTATAATCAACACCAGTTTCTGCTAATAATCTTAATCTCTGTTCTTCTCTTTCTTCTTGCTTTTTTTGAACAGTTTTTAAATCTTTATCTGTATCAGCAATAATTTCTTTAAATTTATCACTAGCATATTCTGCCAATGCTTTTTCTTTTAATTGCCTTATAACGACTTCAATAGCTTCTGCAACTTTATAATAAGCTTCTGCCTCTTTTCCAATTTTTCCAATCAAATCAGGATAGATAGCTAGCAATCTTTCATATATTTCATTTCTTTCTCTTTCACTTTCAGGAGTTCCTAAACCTTCAAGATACATTTTTGATAACTCTACATATCTATCTTTTAAATCATCTAAATTTTGTTTTTCTTTTACAAAATCAAATAGATAGTCTGTACTTGATTTTTTACTTAACATATCATCAACAGCTTCTGCTATTCCATTAAACATATGCACAACATCAGTTGCAAAAGGTAATAACTTGTGTCCAATAGCTGTTGCAATATTATCTATTAACCCTTCTGCTTTCTTTAATGAGTTAGCATATCCATCAATAGTTCTACTTGCATCACCTTGAATGTATGTTGTCATCTCCATTAACTTGTTATATCTTAATTGCATTTTTGTTGCTGTATCTAACTCTTGCCATTTTTCTTTTATTCCTTTAGATAAAGCATATTCTGCCATTGTAGTATCATTTAAGATAATTCCATATCTTTTTAATGCTTCTGTTTCTCCTGTTAATGCTCCTTTTATTGCTGTGAAAGCTTCATCATCTGTAACATTAAAGAAAGAAGAAAAGTCGGCAGTGAATGTTGCCAAATCTTTAGATATTTGTTTAAAAAACGAAGTATCAAATCCAGCAACTTTAAACATTGAGCCATAAACACTAGCAAAATTTTGCATTTGGTAAATACTTCTACCAACTTCTTTATCTATAGTTTTTGCCCATTGTTCAATTTCTTTTGTAGAAGATTCAAAAACTTGTTGAGTAACATTCGCTAGTTCATCCATTTTAGATGCACTTTCTATTGCAAATGTTCCTAATTCTTTTATTTTATTCCCAACATATAGGACTGCTGCAGCTACTCCAACTTTCTTTATCATTCCTAATGAATCAGATAACTTTTTAGCTCCATCACTACCTTTTCCAAAATTATCTTGTAGTTTCTTTAACTCATCATTTGTTTCATTTATTTTTTTAGAGAAGTCTTTTAATTCTTTTGAATATTTATCAACAACTTCTATAACTGTCTTTAACTTCTTATCACTCATATCAACTTCCCCTTTTTCTCATTTCTGAATAAATTTTATTTGTTACTCTTAAGATAAAATTGATTTTTTCAATAAGCCAATAAGGATGATCATCATAACCTTTATCTAATGGTAATCTATGAATATAATAATAAGAACTATCCATACCTTTAGTTTCAAAGTACATATTATACCTATGAATATCATTAATTATTTTTTGATATTTATCCTTATTGGCTGCTTTATGTCCTCTCATATCACAAACCACCACTTCAAGTGGTGGTTTGCTCTATGCCTAAAAGGCACTATTACAAGCTTGAGGCTAAAGCCTTACAATTTGGTCTGCCTTTTGCGTATAGCCCCATTCAGCTATTAAAATAGCTCTTGTTTTTATTTCTTTTCAACATTGAAAGGATCAAAATATTCTTTTAATGTCATTTGATCCATTATTTTATCTTCTTCTATTTGATTCTTTATGTATTGAGCTATCCTTTCCTTATTTCTTCCCACTGTATCTACATAATAACCTCTGCACCAAAAAGTTCTATTCCCATATTTATATTTTAAGTTCGCATACCTATCAAATATCATTAATGAACTTTTTCCCTTTAAATATCCCATAAATGTTGATACTGCTATCTTTGGTGGTATGCTCACTAACATATGTATATGGTCTACACATGCACTTGCTTCTATTATTTCTACTCCTTTAAATTCACAAAGTTTTCTTAATATTGCTCCTATATCTTTTTTTATCTTTCCATATATCGCTTGTCTTCTATATTTTGGTGTAAATACTATATGATATTTACAATTCCACCTTGTATGTGCTAAACTATTTTTGTCCATAGGGACCTCCTTTGATATTTTAGTCGGTTTTGGCAGACCTTCTTTATTATATCAAAGGAGAACTAATATCGCATCATAGCCTTCTGGCTTTTTTGAACCACTCGCATAGCAAGTGGTTTATTTTACAATAAAAAGAACAAGCCTTATAGTAGACTTGTTCTATATCTTGAAACCCCTATTTTCAGAGTTTTTCATTATTTCATCTAATATTTTTTGAAAAGTATGAGGTTCTTTATCAAAAAATTTCATTAAATTTTCTGCTGTTTTATCCACTTCTTTATTTTCTAAAGTAATCTTTAAAGTTTGTGCCAATAATAACTCAAATTCTGGCATTTCTTCAAAAGTATAATGAATTTTAACAGTTTCAAAAGCTTTTGCATCAGATAAAACTCTAACAGTTTCACGAGGTTTATTATAGAAATTCATCATATTTCTAAATGTTCCTACTGTTTCAACTGCTATAATATCTCCATCTTTTCCATAGTTAACTATATAACTAACTTTCTTTTCTTCAATAGGTTCTTTTATATCCTCTGTTTTTTCTTTTTTCATTTCATACTCCCTACGCATCATAGTAATTTTCAAATGTTATTTTAACTGGTGTTTGTGCTACTTTATCATAATAAGCAGTTAATTCTTTTGTCATTCCACCAGCACCATCCAAATTAGTTGCTTCCACATTTGAAACTTTTACATTTGGAAATTCTAATTTAACTATTTTTGTTGGATCTGTTGTTTCAGCTAAAGTAACTTCTACAACGTAAGATGTATTTTTTCTTAACATTTCATAAGCACTTTTATAGCTATCCTTATCAAAACTATTAAAAGTTAAATTAAGTCCAACTGTTCCTCTATCAGCTTGTCTAATTTTAGTTGTATAAACTGTATTTAAAGCACCTTTTCCTTCAAGTTTATTATCAATATCAATATCTATTGATTCTATCTTTGCAGTCATATCTGTTGAAGTTTCTTTTATAACAGCACCTAAACAAATTAGAGATTCACCTTTTAATGCAACTGGAGTAGCATTTATTTTATTGTTTAATACTTTATGTTCTTTACCTATAATATTAGCAGTTACATTTACAAATGCTTCCATTTGAGTGCTTATCTTTAAGCTAGATACTAAACAATCTTGAGCATATTCGGCTATGTCATCTTCAATATTATTTGAAATAAGTGTTAAGAAATTATCAAATGGTCCAGGTAAAAAATCTTGGTTTTTTCCACTTTTTGTTCCTTTAAATCCTGCACCTTCTAATAATATTTCTAATTGCCCTGTTGTTGCTTCTATAGTTAAATCTCCATTAACTTCAACTTTTGATACAAAACCATCTCTTTCCCATCTTCCAGCACCTATTGCTTTACTTGTTGTCTTATTTACTTTAGGAACTACTCCATAATTTGTACAATCTAATTGATTTAATCCAGTTAATTTAGCAGTACCTTCTGCAGTTTGTTTTCCAACTAAAAATTGTATATCCATTTTTTACCTCTCTTTCACAATTAATTCAGCATTAATATTAACTATTGCACTATAAATTTCATCATCATTTCCATAATTAAAACTTACTGAATAATCCATATTTATATAACTTTTTCTTAATTCCAAATCTTCACATAGCAACTTCATTTGTTCTTCAAACCAACTAATAGATGGCATTATATTAAAATAATTATCCTCAAGATAAATTAGATTTATAGTTCTATCATATTGCTTTTTATGATTAATACTAATTGTTTCTGCACTTAATTCTTGAGGTTGAATTATAAATATTCCTTTTTTTAAATCTACTCCTGTAAGGTCTGTATTAATAAAATCACATTTCTTTTCAGTAATATTTTCAATAGTTTTTTTCAATTTAGAATAGAATGAGTTATCATCTTCTAAATTAACTTTTTTAATATTACATTCCATTAATTCAAGAATTGTATGAGCTTCTTTTTCAATTATTTCAATTTCATAATTCAAAACTTTAAAATCTTGAATATCAAGAGTGATTTTATCTATTAATTCATCCGCTACTTGAAATATATCCAAATCTTTTTCTCCGTGATAGATAACATCAACCGTGTAAACTTTATTGAATTTTACTCCAGCTATTGTTGTATCCCTATGATTTACTAATTGTAATGTAAAACTAGAAGTTGTAAAACCTTGTGTTATATCATTGATATTTATTTTTTTACCAGGATAATTTTTGGTGATAGCTTTTGCTATATTATTTAAAACCTTCATTACTCTTTATCCTCCATATATTTAGCTAAATTCCTATTAAATACTGCTTGCCTAATTTTATTTATTTCAGTTACTGAATTAGTCATCATAAATCTACCTTTAACCCAACTAGCTTTTAATTTTTTACCAATAGCTGGTACAAATCTCCCTGGTGTTTGTCTATGCCCATATTCAACATAAATAGCATATCTTGCAACATTATAAAGAGTAATAAATCTTTTATCATCACTCTTTATAACTTTGGATACATACCAACCTCTCCTTAAATTTCCACCTATGTGATTAATAACAGTTTTTGTTTTATACTTGCCTTTATTTTTACCTTTTGCATACCTTGCAAGTTCTCCTGTTTTATCTCCAAAGTATTTAAACCCTTTTATACTTTTTCCAACAGGAGTTTTTCTGATAACTTTATTTAATAACCTTCCACCTAACTCACTCAAAGAATCATCAATAGCTTTATCATAGTTTTCTTTTATTTTTCTTACATTTTTTTCAGTAAATCTTTTAAATTCAGAAACATCAATATTTAATTTCATTAGGCTTTCCTTTCACTCTCTAAAGTTATTTCCTGATGTGTTCTATACGTTGCTATCTCTCCACTATGTTTATACTTCTTTGTAATCCCATTTTGAGTTACTTCAATTTCAGAATTTAAAGGAATTTCTATATCTGGACTTAAAAATAAAACTATTGTAGATGTAGCAACCCCATAATTACCTTGAATAACTACTGGATTACTTTCATAAGATAAAAGACAAGGGATATCAGATTTAACTAACACCCCTTCTCTTTCATCAGTTATTCCATTTTCATCTGTAAATAGTTCAGTACCATAGATATTACATTTTCCAGTGTATGTTTTTTCTAGTTCTTTCCTAGCATAATCAAACATGATTACCACCCCACAAATCTATATCTATATATTTCTTGCTTCCCATAATTTATTAGCCCTTGTATTAGATTAGAAAAAGTTTCTTGATTAGTATTACCTTTAAAACTCATAGAAACTCTACCTTCTGTAAGTGAAGCTAACATTGGCTCGAAATTAAGAGTATCTATATTCAAAGTATTTGTGGAATATTTTGTGTTAAGATAATCTCCTACACACCTACATAGAAATACATAATATAATTCACTAGGTACTTCTTTTCTATTTAAGATATTTTTAAGATTTTGTAAATTCTTAGGTAAAATAATATCAAATAGCTTATCATCATCTTGTAAAGTATAATTATATCCAAGCAACATATTTTTTAAGTCTTGTATAATCTTTTCTTTATTATCATTTTCCTTTATTCCCTTCGGGTTTACATCCCTGTGTCTTAC